ACGATGCGTTCTATATCTTGACAGACGTGCCAAACGGCATGAAAATGTTCAACAGAGCACCGTTGACAACTGCAATGGAAGGTGATTTCGACACTGGCAACGTAAGATACAAAGCTAGAGAAAGATACTCATTTGGAGTATCAGACCCTAGAGGTATTTTCGCGTCACCAGGTGCGTAATAACTAATTAAGAAGGGGGCTGTTGAAGGCCCCCTTTTTTTATGGTAGAGAAGAGGGATTCATGAAGACATTTCGTATACAAATCAGAGCATACGGCTATTATGCAGACTTTGAACTTGCGTCAGAGGATGATGATAAAGCGTTTGAAAATGCACTAGTTGACAAACTAGGAAAAAATGATATTGTGTGGGAAAAAGATGGATTCATTGATTCATCTAAGTTATGGCTAACTTATGAGGAGACCATAAATGCAAACTCAAGTGAGAGACCTTTACAAAATGAAGAGGAGTCTCGAAACAGAATGGGCGGTGCAACAGCGTGATAACCAAAGGTATACTTTGGATATGGTAAGAATCGACAACAAAATTAGAGAAGTTGTTAATGCTATTAAGATAGAAGAAGCTAAAATAGCTAATCTTACTAACAAAATTGAAGACGCAGCACCTGAAGTTTCAGTAGCTACTTAGTAAAAAAGCTACATCGCTGAAAACGTACTTTCACTACGCAATCTCTTGCACTTCATTATAATCTGCTATATAAAATACCCACTATACAATTTAAAGATCATAGACGCGTATAGTCGACGGCCTAGAGACTATGATCGTATAAACTAGGAGGATATAAATATGGCAAAAACAACGTTTTCAGGACCGGTGATTTCCAAAAATGGATTTCAAAACTTCGGACCTGGCATGACAGTTAGCTTAACAGCTGACACAACTTTGACAGTTGCTACACACGCAGGTAAGATCTTACTTACAAATGATGCTGACGGTAAATTTACTTTACCAAGTATTAATGTAAATAGTAATGGTGCTACTGCAGGTGATACTGACTTCAATAACTTAAATAACATTGGTGCAACTTTTCACTTTTTTGTGGAAACAGCTGCAACTGATATGGACATCAAAACAGATGGTACTGATAAATTTATTGGTGCAGTTATGATTGGTGTTAATGACGGTTCGAAAAAAGCTTTCGTATCCGACAGTTCAAGTAATGATGTTATGACTATGAACGGTTCTACAAAAGGTGGAATCGCTGGTAGTGTGGTATCTTTTACTGCGGTTGATACTAATAGATATATGGTTCACAATTCTTTATTGATTGGATCAGGTACTATAGTAACACCATTCGCAGACGCGTAATAAGTAATTAGTGTGGGGCTTCGGCCCCATACTTAAAATTTAAGGAGATAAAATATGGTAAGTGACCAAAAAACTTTACACATGGATACTATTGGTTCTAATACTTTATCAAGAGCTGGCAGAGCTAGAATTACTTCTATTCAAGGAAAAGGAATAGCAAGTTCTGTTCTTAAGTTGCACGATTGCGCAACTACAGGCGAGGCAGATTCTGGTAATTTAGTGGCTACATATAAGTATAACACTGAAGGTTTAGAAGTATACATTCCTGGTTCAGGAATTCTTTTTGAAGATGGAATAGTATTTCATTTAACTGGATCAAGTGGAAGTGTTACTGTAACTATTACAGGAGCATAAAGTGGCTAATACTACTTCTGGAACAACTACGTTCGACAAAACTTTTGCTATTGATGAAATAATAGAAGAAGCTCACGAACGTATTGGTCTACAAAATGTAGCTGGTTATCAACTAAAATCAGCAAGAAGATCTCTTAATATATTGTTTCAAGAGTGGGGCAATAGAGGTATTCACTATTGGGAAATTGGATCTACAAACTTAGATTTAATTGAAGGACAAGCCGATTACAATTTTTTTAGAGCAACCGGAGACGGAACAAGTGCAAGCACAACTGCACCTGCAGATGTATACGGAATGTCAGATGTATTAGAAGCACAGTTAAGATCTAATAGAACACAAACAACACAGGCAGATTCTCCCATGACAAAAGTAGATAGATCTACTTATGCAGGATTTTCAAACAAACTTTCAAAAGGAACACCCAATCAATATTGGGTTGAGAGATTTGTAGATAAAGTAACCATACACGTTTATCCAACACCAGATTCTACAAATGCATCAAAAGACATGCATTTTTATTTTATAAAAAGAATTCAAGATGTTGGAGACTATACAAATGCAACAGATGTTCCATTTAGATTTGTTCCTTGTATGGTATCAGGATTAGCCTATTATCTTGCACAAAAATATAAACCAGAATTAGTTCAAGCTATGAAATTAATGTATGAAGATGAATTAGCTAGAGCTTTAGCAGAGGATGGGTCAGCTTCGAGTACGTATATTACTCCTAAAGCTTATTACCCAAGCACATAATGCCAAAATACGCATCGGGTAAATACGCAAAAGCTATATCAGATAGATCAGGTTTAGAATTTCCATACAATGAAATGGTTAAAGAATGGAATGGATCTTTAGTTCATATGTCTGAGTACGAACCAAAACAACCACAATTAGAACCAAAGCCAATGAGTGCTGATGCAATATCTCTCGCAAACATAAGACCTGATAGAATAGAAAACGCTGTGCCTTATTTATTACCTACAGATGCTTTTGAAACTTATGCTGCAAGTTCTAGAATTATAAATGTAACAGCGCCTGGTCACGGATTAACAACTGCAACAACATATAGATTTAGAGGAGCACCCTTAGCAGTGACAGCTGCTGGAGGTCGTTTTCAGTTTACGGACCCAGAAAATTTTGATGGTATATCTGGATCTAATATTGCAAAAGCTGCTGGTTATACAATTACAACAGGATTATATGTAGATGATGCTAGAGTTTCTACAGACTACGCTGTAGCAAATTTCTTCTTCTTTACAGTTGATACAGATACTGCTACAAAAGGAGGAGTATCAGGAGGAGGAATAGGATGTTCAGTTGGACCCGTTACATTGAGTGCATAAAAATTTTTTGGTATAGATTAAGAAGAAAACAACATTGTTGGATTCACGCTAGTTATACGGTTAGCTGTGAGTTTTGTAAAAGGATAGCAGCATAATGGCAGGAATTAGTTATACCACTTTAGTTACACAAATTAGAAACTACACAGAAGTAGATTCAAATGTTTTTACTGCAGATCAATTAGAAAATGTTATTTTAAACGCACAATATAGAATTATGCGTGATGTTCCTATTGATGCAGATAGAAAACAACAATCAGGAAATTTAGTTACAGGACAAGAAAGTATTAATGCTCCAGGCGGATCATTATTTATCAGGGGTATTCAAGTTTATGATTCTACAAGTGCAACAACAGGTGCAAACTCTTGGTTAGAAAAGAAAGACGTTACTTATTTACAAGAATATGTTCCATCAACAGAATCTGCAAAAAGAGGTAAACCGAAATACTATGCTTCTTTTGGTGGTGCTACGGGAGATGGTGATACTAATTCTGGACGTATATATTTATCCCCAACACCAGATAGTACTTATAAATTTAGAGTGCATTACAATAAAATGCCAGCTACCTTGGCTTCTGATAATACCACTAACTACATTAGCTTGAACTTCCCAAATGGCTTATTATTTGCTTGTTTAGCAGAGGCTTTTGCCTTTTTAAAAGGCCCTATGGATATGTTGACACTTTATGAAAACAAGTATAAACAGGAGATACAGAAGTTTGCTAATGAGCAAGTTGGAAGACGAAGAAGAGATGACTATACTGATGGTACAGTCAGAATACCAATCAACTCAGCAAACCCGTTATAGGAGATAAAATATGGCAAATACATCAGCAATCTGTTCAAGTTTCAAACAAGAACTTTTACAAGGTAAACACAATTTTTCATCATCAGGTGGTGATACTTTTAAAATTGCGTTATTTGATAGTGATGCAACATTAGGTGCTTCTACTACAGACTATTCAACTTCTGAAGAAATTACAAATACATCTGGATCTGCATACACAGCAGGTGGAGCTTCTCTTACAAGATCAGGAGTTTCTTTATCTTCAACAACTGCGTTTACAGATTTTTCTGATGTAACTTATACTTCTGCAACGTTCACAGCGAACGCAGCTTTAATCTACAACACAACAACGGGAACTGGATCAAGTACAACAGATGCAGTTTGCGCGATTGCTTTTGGTGGAGATAAAACTGCAACTAACGGAACGTTTACAATTCAATTTCCTACAGCAGACGCTACAAACGCAATCATAAGATTAGCGTAAGGAGGACTAGATGTCCGACGTATCTTCAGGATGGGGTCGATTCACCTGGGGACAGGCTCAGTGGAACGAAGACGCATTACTCGCTACAGGTTGGGGTGCTAAATCTTGGAACAGCGGTGAGTGGGGTAATCTTGCTGATGAAACAGTTTCATTAACAGGTGTATCATTTTCAGCTTCTTTAGGATCAGTTACTATAGTAAGTACAAATATTATTATTCCAACTGGAATTTCTTTTACAGGATCCGTTGGTTCTATATCACCAGTCATTCCAAAAACAGTTGAATTAGCAGGAGTATCTTTTCAATCAACATTAGACACAGGATCTAGTATTTCTGGAACAGCTCTTGTTCAACCATCTGGAGTTTCTTCAACTTTTGCAAACGGTGTAATTACACCTGCAGATCAAGTTATGGGCCTAACGGGTCAGTCAGCTACTTTCTCTCAAGGAACTGCAGTTGCACCAAATGAAGATGTAACTTTAACTGGTCAAGCAATAACCTCATCTCAAGGAACAGCAATAGGATTTGGTGGTAGTATTGTTTTTCCATCAGCACTTACTATTACATCAGCACAAGGAACTGCTATCGCTCCAAATAATGCACAAACATTATCAGGTCAACAAGCAGAACTTTCTGTTGGATCTCTTGTAGGACTAGGTTCTGCAGTTGCAGATTTAACAGGTATTTCTATGACAGGATCAGTAGGTTCACCAACTATAGCAGATCAAGTTATGGGTTTAACTGGAGTTTCCTTTACAGGATCCGTAGGGTCATTAGATGTAGCAGATCAAGTAGTTGGATTAACTGGAATATCTATGACTATAAGCCTTGGAACACCATTTATTAAAGCTTACGCAGATATTGACACGGGCTCAAATACTTCTTATAGTAATGTTTCAACGGGTTCGAATACTTCTTATTCGGATGTTGCAACTGGCTCAAATACAAGCTATAACGACGTAACAGGAGAAGCAGCTTAATGGCATCGACATATACACCTCTCGGTATTGAACTTCAGGCAACTGGTGAAAATGCGGGTACATGGGGTACAAAAACAAATACTAACTTAAGTATTGTAGAACAAATAGCAGGGGGCTATAAAGCTCAATCTATTGCAGGTGGTGCTCAAACCACAACTTTATCTGTTTCTGATGGATCAACAGGCGCAACTCTTGCACACAGAGTTATAGAATTTACAGGTTCAATTACAGGAAACCAAGTCGTTACAATTCCAATAGATGTAGAAAACTTTTTTATTTTAAAAAATTCAACATCAGGTGCATACACAGTACAATTTAAATACGTAACTGGATCAGGTGCATCAGTTACATTTTCAGCTACACAGAAATCTACAAAAATAATTTATTGTGAAGGTTCAACTAATACTGCAACTAACCCAAATATTTATGAAGTATCAACTGCAAGTGATGTAGTTGATGATACATCACCACAATTAGGTGGTAACTTAGACACTAATTCTTTCATGATTGACTTTGATGATGATCACGGTCTTAGAGATGAAAATGGAAATGAACAATTAATTTTTCAAACGACATCTTCTGCTGTTAATCACATTGAAATGACAAATGCTGCAACAGGCAATGATCCAAAAGTTGCTGCTGCAGGTGGAGATTCAAACGTTGATTTAGCTATAGCACCAAAAGGATCTGGTGAAGTTGTTGTTGGTACAGGATCAGCTGCTGCAACTATTACAACAAGCGGTGCATATGATTTAACTTTAGATACAAATTCAGGAACAAACTCTGGAACGATTACAATTACAGATGGAGCAAACGGAGCAATTACAGCAACACCAAACGGAACTGGTGAAGTAGTTGTAGGTGGTAACACAAACCCTGGAACACTTGTTTTAAATTGCGAAAGTAACTCCCATGGAATTAAACTTCAAAGTCCGGCCCACTCAAGCGGTCAATCATACACATTAAAATTTCCTACAGGTAACGTAACAGCAGATAGATTTTTAAAAGTTGCATCAATTACTGGTTCGGGAACAACGGGTGTTGGTCAATTATCTTTTGCTGAAGTATCAGGTGGTACATCATACCAAGCTGTTAAAACTTCAGGCTTTACTGCAGTAGCGGGAGAAGGATATTTTTGTAATACAACATCAGCGGCTTTTACAGCAACATTACCTTCATCAGCATCAATTGGTGATGAAGTAACGATTATAGATTACGCAGGTACTTTTGACTCTAACAATTTAACAGTAGGAAGAAACTCACACAAGATACAGGGTTCTGCAGCAGATTTAACAGTGTCAACCGAGAGAGCAGGTTTTACATTGGTTTATGTAGATGCAACTCAAGGTTGGCTATTAAAGGATAAATAATAGCTATGTCTGAATATAAAGGTATAAAGGGGTTTCAAGTTCAAACCCGTACATCTGATCCAAGTGAAGGAATTGCTGGAGAATTTTACTATAACTCTACAGAAGGACAATTTAAAACTGTAGGCACAGGTGGAGCTCCTATAGGAACATGGGCATCGGGCGCTAATTTAAACGTAGCTAAGTATGGAAACGCCGGATCAGGAGACGGGAACAATGCAATAACAACCGGTGGATATGCAGATTCAGGTGTACCAGCGGGTTACAAAGATTTTACCGAACAGTATAATGGAACTGCGTGGACGGAAGTTAATGAGTTAAATGATGCAAGAGGTTTTTTTGGAGGTTCTAATTCATCACCTTACACTGCTTCAGTAGTTTTTGGAGGTGCCTCTCCACCAGCACTAGCTAAAACTGAAGTTTGGAATGGTTCTACTTGGACTCAAGCTAATGATTTAAATACTGCAAGAATAAATAATGGTGGTTTTGGAGCAACCTCTACAAACGCTTTATGTTGTGGTGGTAATAATCCTGGAGCCCTTGATAAAGTAGAGTCTTGGGATGGAACTTCATGGACAGAAAAATCAGAATTTTCAACTAATAGAAGTGAAATGCCGGTGGGAGCTGGCACAAACACAGCAGGTATATTATATGGTGGACAATATCCACCAGGTGTAAATGTAACAGCTAACGCAGAAAAATGGGATGGATCATCTTGGACTGAAACAAGTAATTTAAACGTAGCAAAAGCTTATATGGGAGGTGGTGGATCACAAGATTCTGCATTGGCATATGGCGGAAGAACTAGTGGAACTGGACAAGTTGCAACAAATGAATCTTGGGATGGAACTAGTTGGACAGAAGTAGCAGATATGGCAACCGCTAGATATCAAGGAATGGGTGTATCTACTACTACCAATACTAGCGCTATGCTTACAGGTGGAGCAATACAAAGTGCACCGCTTTCTCTTTTAACAGAAACATGGGAAGCGGCAACATTTGAAATTAAATCGGTGACAACAAGTTAATTATGATTTATAAACAATCAAAAGGAGGAAGCAACTATGGCATATAAATACTGTACAGCGACTAACTGGGGTAAAGGTTTTTTCACTCACGAAGAGAGAAAACAATTTCACCTTTCAGGTCATCCTGGTGAAGTATGGGTTGTAGGCGATAATCTTTACGGTGATCAATGGATTAGTAAAGTTAGTGGTGCTATTAAATCGAAAGATGAAGCACAAGCTATCGTTACTGGTGAAATCGAAGCAGCACAAGCTGCATACGATGCATTGTCAGCTGAAGAACAAGCTGCAAAACCAAGACCAGTCGTATATAATCTTCCATAGTCTTTAACCTATGGCAAATTATTCGAATATAAAAGGATTTACAGTTCAAACACTGTCGACGGACACTATTGCGTCTCAGATAGCGGGTGGCTCGTGGTCATCTGGTGCAAATTTACCTGGCGCAAGAGATGAATGCGCTGGCGGTGGAACATTAACAGCTGGCATACAATTTGGTGGATACTCTCCTCCTGAATCAGCTTATAAAACTGAAACATTTGAGTACGATGGAACTGCTTGGACCGAAGGCGGTGACATGAGTTCTGGAAGAAGTAATTTTGGGGGTGCTGGAACTCAAACAGCTGCTTTAGCAATTGGAGGTCAATCTCCAGGAGTCCCTGCTGGATTAACTGCAACAGAAGAATACAATGGTTCTTCTTGGACTGCTGGTGGAGCTTTGCCTACTGGTACAAATAGTAATTATGGTTGCACAGGAACTCAAACTGCAGCATTACAGATTGGTGGTTCTTCTCCCTCAAGAGTTGCGACTACATTAAGTTATAATGGTAGTTCTTGGTCAGATACAAGCAATGATCTTCCTGTTACTATAGACAGAAACGGAGCTTCAGGAATTACAACAGCAGCTATTACAGGCGGTGGACGAGAAGGTTCTCCTGGAGGTTATACCAACAAATTTTTTACTTACAATGGAAGTTCTTGGACAGCCATTACAACTTATCCTATTTCAGCATCAATGATTAGTGTGCAAGGTCCTTATACAGACGTTATAGCTGCAAATGGTTTAGTGCCTCCAGGAAGTACAAATTCAAATTGGTGGGATGGAACATCATGGACTGCTGCTCCTTCTACCAGCAATTATCATGGTCAATGTGCACACGCTAATTCAACTGCTGGTGCAACGAGTGGTGATGGTTTTATAGCAGGAGCTGATCCATCAAGTTATAATGGCACAGAGCATTGGAACTCTGCACCATCAACATTTGATCAGATACAAGAAGGACAATTATTTTTTAATTCAACAACAAACACTTTTAAAGAAACTGTTTTAGATGCAGCTACGGGAACATGGGCAACAGGAGGATCTTTACCTGTGGCTCAATCTTATGGTGGTCAAACAGGAACACAAACAGCTGGTTTTATTTTTGGAGGATCTCACACCACACCACCATCACCTCAATTTCAAACAGAATCTTATGATTATAATGGCACTGCTTGGACAGATGCATCTGCAGATATTAATACTGGAAGAGAAAGTGCAGCCGCTTCAGGTACCTCTACATCTGCTCTTTTCTTTTCAGGAACTTCAAAAGTTGATTTAACAGAATCTTATAACGGTTCATCATGGAGTGAAACAACAGAATTAAACACAGGTAGAGACAATGCTTTTGGTTTTGGTCAAAGTAACACTGCTGCGGTATGTGCTGGAGGTAGAGCTTCTCCATCACCTGATGCAGTTGATTTAACAGAAGTTTGGAATGGTTCTGCGTGGACTGAAGTAAATGAAATGAATGCAACTAAGAAATATGGTGGTGCAACTGGAACAACTACTGCTGGTGCAATAGCTGGAGGAGGAGATTCTGGAGAGGGAGTACCAGTAACTGATCAAACTGAATTATGGAACGGTACATCTTGGAGTGAAGTAGCGGAGCTTAATGTAGGTAGAGATTATGCTGGAGGAACTGGAGCATCAACTCAATTTTTATTTTATGGAGGAATTAATCCACCTGGTGGTGCTGCAGTAGCAAACACAGAATTTTATAACGGAACATCTTGGACAGAAATAGCTGAGATGGGAACAGCTAAAATGTATATGTACTCAGGTTCAGCAACTGGATCAGCTACTGGTGGTTTAGCAACTGGAGCAAGTCCCCCTTCAACACTTACACAAGAATTTACAGGAGCTTTATCTAACAAAACAATAACATCAAGTTAATTATGGCAAAATATAGAGAAATAAAAGGCGTAACAGTACAAACAAGAGACACAGATCCAGTATTAAATGTTAATTCTTGGTCATCTGGTGGATCTATGGTCACCGATAGAGCGAGAATGGCAGGTGATGGACCTCAGACTGCTTTTATAACTTTTGGAGGAACTACACCCTCTCCAGGAACTCAATTAGCAAACACTGAAACATATGATGGAAGCTCGTTTTCAGAAACAGGAGACTTATCTCTTGGCAGAACTGATTTAGCGGGAGCAGGAACAACAACTGCAGCTCTTGCAGTAGCAGGTTCAGCAGGCACAGGATTAACAAATACTGCTGAAGCTTTCGGTGGTTCTTCTTGGACAAGCTCTCCATCTTGTAACACAGCCAGATATCAGTTAGCTGGATTTGGAACTCAAACAAATATGGTGATAGCTGGAGGTTCAGAACCAAGTTTTTCAAATAAAACAGAAGAATGGAACGGATCTTCTTGGGCAGAAAAAAATGAACTTAATACAGCCAGACAAGGATTAAATAGCAGTGGTGCTGGAGTTTATACTGCTGGAATAATAGCTGGTGGTAGAAAAGCACACCCAAGTAATCCAGGTCAAGAATCAAACGATACAGAAACATGGAATGGAACTAGTTGGACGGAAGTAAACGAATTAAATGAAGCAAAACAATTAGGTGGGGTTTTTGGAACATCTACATCAGCAATATACGCAGGTGGCGCAGATACTGCAACTCTTGCTGCAGTAGAATCTTGGGACGGAACAAGTTGGTCTGAAACTTCAGATTTAGCTACTGCACGATATTATGTTTCTTCTGGAGGAGCAAGTGGTACATCAGGAATTATAGCTGGTGGTACTCCTGGAGCTGCAACAGAGGAATGGTCTTTACCACCTCCAACAGCAGCTATCTTAAACGAAGGTGATATATTTTTATCTGCAGGCGCAACATTAAAAGGTTTTTCAAAAGATGTTTCGTCAGGAACATTTGCATCAGGCGGTAATCTTAATTCAGAACATTTAGATGCATCAGCAGGTGGAGCTACACAATCAAGTTTTATGATAATAGCAGGTTATCCAAATTTAACTATTGTAGAACAATATGATGGTTCATCATGGAGTGAAGTAGGTGACGTGAATGTAACAAGACAATTAAGTGGTGCATCAGCACAAGCTCCAGCACCTACAATGCTTTTCTTTGGTGGTAACCCATCACCAGGCTTCAAATTAACTGAATTATATGATGGAACCTCTTGGACTGAAAAAAGTGATTTAAATACAAATAGAGAGTATTCAGGTGGAGGAGCAGGAACATCAACTTCAGCATTATGTGTAGGTGGATATGGTTCACCTGCAGCATATCTCGCTAACAATGAATCTTGGGATGGAACGTCTTGGACTGAAGTAGGTGATTTAAATGTTGCAAGATATGGTGGTGCTACAGGTGGAACACAAAACTCAGCAAGATGTGTTGCAGGTGCGCCTCCAACTAATCCTCCGGCAGCAGGAGATAAAAATGAAGGTTGGGATGGCACAACTTGGACAGAAGCAACAGAAAACTCTGATAACTCAGCAGGAAGAGCTGGTTTTGGTGCTAACAAAGATTTCTTTATGGTTGCTAGTGGTAATGCTACTGCTAGTTCAGAATTTTGGAATGGAACTTCATGGACTGAAACAGCTGATACAGCAGGCTCAGGACAAAGATTTAATATGGGTGGAGGAACAACTGTAGCTGGTATAATAGGTAAATGTAGTGGGCCAACTCCACAAGCAAAAAGCACAGAAGAGTTTAATTGTGATAATGGATTACTCACAATAAACGTTTCGTAGACTTGACCTTTATATAGAAAGATATATAAAGAGATTAGAAATGAATAAAGGAGATAGCATGTCAAAAGAAAAACGTAATATAGCTACTAAGCTAAAAACAGAGTCAAAGTATTTAACTAATATATTAGATAAAGACGACGTCAAACATTTTAAGAAATTAATACCAGAACTCCAAGATACTTGGATGAAGAAACAAATGTTTCGTACAGAAACAGAAATGAGGTTTTCTGTATTGTCTGATAATAAATATCCAACTAAAGCTGCTAAGTATTGGCAATCGGTAAGAGAACAAAACACTCACTTTGAGAACTTAGTTCACTTATCATTTGATGCTAGGAAGAATGAAGTTGAGATAAAGAAACTACAAAGAGATATTAAAAAAGAAAAAGACCCATTAGAAAAAGATCTTAAGCAGATAGACTTAGAACAGAAGTTATATTCTAAAGCAAGTATGGAACTAGTGGCTAAGCACAGAATGAGAGAAGTGGCAACTTGGTCTAAACTTAAAAAAGAGTTTGATGATGGTAACTTTGATAAAAGAGATGTAAACACGCATCAAGCCAAATCATATCTATTAAGATTACAAAGACAGAAAGAAACTATAACTCCTGGTACATCACAACCTGAAGTGTTTAATGTATTAGGACAACTAGAGGCTTTAGAAAAAGGTTTGAGAGAAAACACTTTATCTTTAGACGCTAAGAAAACTAAAAAATTAAAATGAAATTTGATTTCGTTTATTTAGGTCAGACGGTCTTAAAATACCAGGTCCCCCTGGAAATATTCGTAGGTCTTAATGAAATCTACGAAAAGCAAAAAAAACAATTACCTTCAGCTAATAAACAGTTAGTTGGTAAAATAGAAGACGAAGTCTCTCTGTATTACTCAGGTCCTAACAACGATAAGATGCACCAGCATTCTTTTCTACCAAATGACATACTTAAATGGTTCCATAGCATCTTTGATCACTACACAGATTGGAACAAGATAGGTCAAACACAAAAATCTATTAATTCTATTTGGGTTAATGAAATGAAAGCACATGAATATAATCCTGTGCATATTCATCAAGGTAAGCTCTATACAGGTTTATCTTCTGTAATGGTTTTAAAATTACCAAAAGAAACAGGTGTTGAGTATTCTGCTAAAGAAAAACCTATGAATGGTAAACTCCAAATTATTGGAGCAGCTAACGGACAATTTTCTAAAACAGATTATTCACCTCAAATGAAGATAGGAGATTTTTATGTGTTTCCTTATGACATGAGACATTGTGTTTATCCATTTAATGGAACTAAAGAAAAAAGAAGAACTTTAGTTTGTAATGTCGATGTTGATTATAATCCTGTGTCTTCAAGAACTGGATCGGGACAAAACGAATGACACAAATACCACTAATGCCTAGATGGCAATCTTATGTTGCTCACACTACAGAACCTATTTTTACACCCGAGCAATGTAAAATGATTATTGATACTGGTCATCAATGTGCACCAGAACAAGCCAAAGTTGGTGGTGGAAAAAAAGGTCAATACGATACAAAGAAACGAGTAACAACTATTTCTTGGATACCTTTTGATAAATTACCACAGATGTACAGAAAAATTGAAAATCAATTATCTATTGTAAACTTAAACCATTTTGGTTTTGATGGCATGAGATTAACAGAGCCTGCACAGTTTACGGTGTATCCTAAAAAAGGTTTTTATGATTGGCACATGGATCTCAATGCGTTTGGTCAAGAAGGTCAAAACCCAATTAGAAAAATATCCATGACTTGCTTACTATCAGATCCATCAGAGTTTACAGGTGGGGATCTTTTGTTTTCAGATACAGGTGCCGACAAACCTTTAGCCTTGAAACAAGGACAAGCTATATTTTTTGCATCATTTCTAAAACACAAAGTAGCTCCAGTTAAAAAAGGAATTAGAAAATCATTAGTAATGTGGTTTGGAGGACCACCATTTAAATGAGTCAATTACAAAGAAAGATATTATTTCCAACCGCTGTTTATTTTAAAGACATACCTAACGCGAAAGAACTTAATAAATATTTATTTAAAGAAATAAAAAAGTGGCGTAAGGCAGATCCTGAAGGAGAAAAGAAAACTAATTCTGGTTTTGGTTGGCACAGCAAAACAGATATGGATAAGAAAAAAGAATACAAACCTTTAATAGATGAATTATTTAAAATGGCTGAAGAGTGTAATCAAGACTATGGTATATTAGGTAAGCTAGGACTCGGTAACATGTGGGCTAATATAAATCCTGCATACAGTTATAATAAAACACATACCCATCCTAACTCAATGTGGTCGGGCGTGTATTACATTAAAGTACCAAAGAACTCTGGTAAACTATTTTTAGAAGATCCTAGACCAGGACCAAATACACATATGCCTAAAAGAGTAAATAATCTACCAGAGCAATTATGGAGAGTATGTGCTTATGAACCTGTAGAAGGACGTATGATTTTTTTTCCATCTTGGCTTCCACACGGTGTTGACATAAATATGAATACAGACAAAGGTGAAAAGAACTGGAGAATATCTGTATCATTTAATTTTATACAAGTATGAGTTTTAAAAAAAATAAATATCAAGTTATTAAAAACGCTATATCAAAAGAGATAGCAGACATAGCTTATAGATATTTACAGATATCAGCAGAGGCAGATTACTGGATGTTAAACAATGGTGTAACTCATGCAGGCAATAAACTTATTGGTAATTTTAAGGACAGTCAGGTGCCAGGTTCTTATGCTAAATATGGTGATAGATTAATGGAAACATTGTTAATTAAAACTATAGCTGTCATGCAGAAGAAGACAGGACTTAAATTAGTTCCGACGTATTCATACACAAGACTTTATAGAAATGGTAATATACTACGAAGACACAAAGATAGACCAAGCTGTGAGATATCAACTACACTAAACTTAGGTGGAGATCCATGGCCTATATTTATCGATCCTACGGGGTCTGACAACGTCATAGACGAGTATAAAAGCATACATAAGCCTGGTGCACCCAAAGGTGTAAAAGTAGACCTAAAACCAGGAGATATGCTTATTTATTCTGGATGTGAGTTAGAGCATTGGAGAGAGCCTTTTACAGGCAAGTTGTGTGGTCAAGTGTTTTTGCACTATAATCATGCAGATGGAAGGTTTGCAAAGAGCAATTTGTATGATAAAAGACCTATGCTAGGAATAGTCAAATAACGTTGAACATCAACGCAATCTATTATAATCTGGAGATCTATGCTACAAAAGATTGGTTTTTTACCTGGAATAAACAAACAGATCACTTCTACTGGTGCTGAAAGCCAATGGGTAGATTGTGACAATGTTAGATTTAGATATGGCACACCTGAAAAAATAGGTGGTTGGAAACAACTAGGAGCAGATAATGTTACAGGTGCTGCAAGAGGATTACATCAATTTACTAATAGTTCAGGACAAAAATATTCTATCATAGGAACAAACAGAGTTTTGTATGCTTATTCAGGCGGTGTGTTCTACGACATACATCCTATTAAAACTACAACAACACTTACAAACGCATTTAGCACAACTAATGGATCAGCTGTTGTTACTATAAATTTTTCTACTGATCACGGTATAGAAGCTGGTGATATTATTTTATTAGATAATTTTACAGCTATTACAAATTCAGATTATGCAGCAGCAAACTTTGATGACATAAGATTTATGGTTACAACAGTGCCATCATCAAACACACTTACAATTACAATGCCGTCAAACGAATCTGGATCTGGTGCAACAGAGTCAGGTGGTATCAGAGTTAGACATTATTATCACATAGGACCCGATGTGCAGTCACAAGGTTTTGGTTGGTCTCTTGGAACTTGGGGTGGACAAGAAGTAGGAGCATTTACTACAACTTTAGCTTCAGGTATTACAGATAGTGCAACAAGTATTACATTAACAGACGCATCACAGTTTCCATCATCAGGAACTAACTACATACAAATAGGTACAGAAGAAATATCTTACACAGCAATTACATCTAATGTTTTATCTGGAGTAACAAGAGGAGTAAGAAATACCACAGCAGCATCACACTCAGGTGGAGCAACTGTTACAAGTTCTTCTAGTTATGTAGCATGGGGTGAAGCAGCATCAGGTGACTTAATTGTTGATCCTGGTATGTGGTCACTGGATAACTTTGGTGATAAAGCTATTTGTTTAATTACGGATGGAGAATGTTTTGAGTGGAATTCTGCAGCGACTGATGCAACATCTACAAGAGCCACAATTATATCTGGTGCACCAACAGCATCAAGACACATGTTGGTATCTACACCGGACAGACACTTAGTATTCTTTGGTACAGAGACAACGATTGGCACAAAGTCTACACAAGACGATATGTTTATTAGATTCTCTGCTGTTGAGGATATTAATACGTATACACCCACAGCGACCAATGACGCTGGTACACAGAGACTGGCCGACGGATCACGGATCATGGGAGCGATTAGAGGTAGAGATGCAATCTATGTATACACAGACACAGCATTATTCTTAATGCGTTTTGTTGGTCAACCTTTTACATTTGCTTTCGTACAAGCAGGAACAAACTGTGGACTAGCTGGTAAGAATGCAGTCGTTGAAGTAGATGGTGCAGCATACTGGTTATCTGAAAATGGTTTCTTTAAATACTCTGGAGCACTTCAATCATTACCGTGTCTAGTAGAAGATTATGTTTACGATGATATTAATTTAGATTCTGGTAATCAAATGATAACTGCAGGGCTTAATAACTTGTTTGGAGAAATTATGTGGTTCTATCCAACATCAAGTTCTTCTGTAGTAAATAGAATGGTATCATATAATTATTTTGATTCTCAACCACAAAGACCTGTGTGGACTGTTGGAAGTTTAGCTAGAACGGCTTGGGCAGACTCTGCAGTATTTGGTAATCCTCATGCATTAGAATATGATGCTGATGGTGTTGAAGGGTCTAGTTCAGCGACATACGTTCAAGGAAATACAGATGGTACATCAACATACTATCAACACGAAACAGGAACAGATCAAGTTAAAGGTGGTACAGTAACTGCTATAGCAGGAACTATAACATCAGGTGATTTTGATATTACACAAGATCAAAGACAGGGCGTAACTCTTAGAGGAGACGGTGAGTTTATTATGAAGATAAGAAGATTTATACCTGATTTTATATCACAAACAGGAGATACTAGAGTTACATTAAATTTACGTAATTATTCTAACAATACAGCATCTAGTTCTTCATTAGGGCCCTTTACAGTTACCTCATCAACAGATAAGGTAGATACTAGGGCAAGAGCTAGAGCAATTGCACTTAAAGTAGAAAACACAAGCACTAATCAAGACTGGAAGTTAGGCACGTTTAGATTGGACATACAACCGGACGGAAGAAGATAATGAGTATAACAAGAACACAAATAGCACGACAATTATTAGCAGAAGGTGGAGTATCATTAGAGGATGCTAGAATGATGGCACCGCCAGGTGAGTTTCTTGCATACATTAATCCAAAAGAAGCAGACATGTTAAGAAACGCTGGTGGTTCTGGTATCATGACTGCTGCAGGTATTCCAAGTTTCGTTGACTTCGGAGCTGGCCCAGGATCTGTATCAGAAAGTTTAAGTGAAGCATCTTTTGGACCAAGTGGACCATCCCCAGGAGGTGGAGAAGATCAAGAAGATGACAACGCTAGAATGATGCAAGCTATGGGTTTAACTAGAGGACCTACAATCACTACTGGAGAAGATCAAGAAGATGACAACGCTAGAATGATGCAAGCTTTGGGTATACCACCAGGACTAAATTATTCTGGAGGAAATAATATAAATACTTTTCCTACCCGTGGTCCATCTGCAAGAAATGTACTTACAAGTGCTGCATTACTTAAATTAGCTGAAAGAAACCCTACAGCTTACGCTGCGTTACAAATAGGAGGGGCTTTAAAAGGAGCTATTGATGCTTTTGGTAATCCTTTTGGTAAAGAGGATGATCTTGTTTTAGGTTTAAGTAGAAGAGAAGAAGTAGAATTAGCAACTTTACAAACAGGTAAAGAAGGTGGTTTAAATAGTCCCTTACAAAACCAAAGATTAGAAGAATTAGAAAATAAAAAAGCAGAAGAGCAACAAAAGTAATGGCAAAGATAGCACAGATATTAACAAGACCAGGTGAAAAATACTCGCAACCTATTGCAGATGCACAGGTTAGAGACTTAGATGCGATTGTTCAAAAACTAAACACAACGTATCAACAAGATTTAAAAGATGAGGTAGAAGCATTTAACTTCTTTATTAATTAATGGCTAATAGTTTTATAAACGCAAAAGCAGACTTAACAACAACGGATCTAACAACGTTGTACACGGTACCTACAGCAAAGACAGCTGTGATAAAATCTATTTTAGTATCTGAAGATGCAGGATCAGGAGCTAACATAACAGTTACATTAGTTGATTCAGCTAGTGCTATATTTAGTTTATTTAAAACTAAAGCTATAGCTTCTAATGCAACAACAGAATTGTTAACTCAACCTCTTGTTATGGAAGAAAGCGAGATACTAAAAGTACAAGCTAGTGATGCAAATGAGCTGCACGTCATAGCTTCAATATTAGAAATACAGCCGAGAGAGGTAACAACGTAATGCAAACAATACAGCCAGAAAAGATAATAACAACAATATCTAACCTAAAGACAGGTGAGGTATATAAATCAGAAGAAGACTGGAAGGCAAAAGGAGTGCCAGAAGCAGAGATTAGGAGAGATATAAAAGTAATTATGCCTTCTCTTGATTTACTGGGAAAAACAAAATAAAACGATATTATGGGATTAAAAAGTTTTGTAAAAAAAGTAACAAAGCCAATAGGTAAAGTAGTCAAGAAGATAGTACCTAAAGAACTTGCAGGTATTATGCAGGTTGCTGCACCGTTAGCTGGACCCTACGCACCGCTTGTTTATGCAGCAGGAGCTTATAAACAATCGGGTAGAATTAATCCTATAGCTTTAGCCTCAATGGCTTTACCGTATGTTGGAATAGCTCAGGGCACTGGGCCAAGAGCTTTACAAGGTATTGGTATTGGTAGGTTAAGATATGGTAATTTTAATCCTGCTACATTAGGAACAGTAGGCGGTATAAAAACAGCTAGAGATTATTTAGGATTAAGAGCTGCTGGTGGGGATACATTACGTGGTAAATTTGATGATTTTTTATTTGGAGAAACAAGACCTGGTACTACTGACGTATTAAATACTACAACAGCAGACCAAGGTATATTAGGACAAGGTGGTAGGTTTGACATAAAAGCAGGTAAGTTATTAAGTAGCCCTAATGAAAAAGGTGTCGTAAAATTATCACCTACAAAAGTAGCAACAGCAGTAACTACGGGTCTTTCGTTATCACAAACACAAGCACAAATTGAAGAGGAAGGTATAGAGGATGGATTATCATCAGATGAAATAGCAAGACTACAAGCCGAAGCAGCTGAGATGTGGGAAGATTTTGACACAACAGCATTTAAACCAAAGGTAAAAGACGGTGGTTTGATGAGAAAGAATCTTGCAATGGGAACAGTAAATCCTTTTAAACCAAAACCAGAAGATTATGGTATTGAAGATAATGAACTACCAGCAGACCCTAAACCATTTAAACCAAAGCCAAATGTAGGAAACAAAGCAGAAATTACAGCCAATTCTATGGCAATGGATATTTTTGGTATGCCATTTAATGAATTACCTGCAGCACAACAAAACGCTATTTTAGATTTGATGGGAATGGGTAAGCCACAAGCTAAACAAGGTGGTCTTATGAGAGCAAACTATGCTCTTGGAACAAGGCCAACAAAAGAAGAAAGTGGTCTCGGAGGGCTTCCAATTGAAGCCGATATGAGGTACAGTGGTGGCTTCATGCCATACGGTGCAAAAGAAAAAGCCGATGACGTGCCTGCTAGACTTAGCAAAAATGAATTCGTATTTACTGCCGATGCTGTAAGAGCAGCGGGTGGTGGTAGTGTCCAAAAAGGAGCACAAAAAATGTACAACACAATGAAACAATTAGAATCAATGGGAGCAATGGTGTAATGGCTGAACAAACTCAAATAACACGTCCGTCTCCAATAATAGAAGAAGCACAAAAGGCCTATTTAACCTCGTTACGTGATCAAGTTACAACGCCACTTGATACATCTCAATTTGCGCCATCTGTTGTAGGTAAAACTGCATTAGATCAAGCAGTGCAACAACAACAAGCTACACAAGCTGGACTTGGAACATTATCTTTTGACCCTACATCAGGAGCAATTTCCGGTGTATCAGGAACAGGTGTTGCAAGTTATCAACCATTTTTAAATACAGCACAATCAACATTAGATGATGTATCACCTTTTATTACAGCAGCAGCAGGTAGAACTGGACCAACAGCTTATCAAGCTTTTGAATCTCCGTATCAATCAGCAGTTAGAGACGCTACACTTGCACAGTTTGATGAACAAGCTGCAATGAGACAACAAGCAATTACAGATCAACAAGCACAATTAGGGGCCCTAGGTTCTGGCAGAGCAGGAGTTCAAACAGCTGAGTATCAAAGAAAATCAGATTTAGATCGTGCATTGTTACAAGCACAATTAAATCAACAAGGCTTTACACAAGCTAACCAATTAGCTGCACAAGCTTTTGGTCAACAAGGTCAACTTGCAGGATTAACCTCTGGTTTAGCTAATCAACAATTAGGTTTAGCACAAGCTGTTCCTGGATTAGGTCAACAAGCACTAGGTCTAGGGACTGGATTAGCAGGACAAGATTTTCAGTTTAGACAAGCACAATCTGATGCAGCAAGAGAAGCAAATAGAATGCAACAGTTTGAGGCAGTAGATAGATTAGCAAGATTAGGACAAGGTATAACTGGTCTTACACCAGGAGCAGGAACTGTAACAACACAAAGCGGTATACCTGCAGCATCACCAAGTCCAATTGGTAATGCATTAACAGCTGGACTAGGGGCATTTGGTTTAGGTAAACTATTTGGTATTGGATAATGAATTATAAAGTAATGCAGAGACCGATGTTTAGACTTGGTGGTGGAGTTATTAAAGGAAAACAAGTTGGTAACAGAGAAAATTTTCAATCACCTACTTTAGAAGATTTATATAAAGAAAAAAGTGAATTAAGACAAAAAGCGTATGGCGGCATAAAACAAATGTTGCCTTTTTCAGTTTTAGCAAGTCAAGTGGATGATATTAGATCTATTAGAAAACCAGGTGACATTCTAAATATTCTTTCAAATATAGGTGGTAGTCAAGAATTAATGGGTGCTCTCACTAAATTACCTCAGATAGATCTCAAACTAAAAGAAGGTGAAGTAAGTGACAAAATAAATTTAGAAAAAATAAAAATTGCAAGAGCTAAAAAGACTGCTACCGAAATAAAACAAATTGCAGCTGCAAACGCAAGAAAATTGAGCGCTAAAGTTGACGGAAAAATTAGTGAATTATCTTCTGAAGAACAACAACTCTACTACGATCAAAGAGCTTTAGCTTTTGGTGAACTTACGCCCGCAAGAGCAATGACAGAAGCAGGAAAAATTTTAAATAGAAGAGATACTCAAAATGCAGATAATCCAACATACATAAGATTAACGGGAGCAGACAGACAAAAAGAATTAAATATAATCGCTGATAGTTTATTAGGCGGAGGATCAGGAATTATAACAGAAACAGAAATGGCAGAAGGCGGTAGAGTAGGCTATCAACAAGGAACACCTAATCCTAATATGGTTATGCCACAACCAAAACCACAAGAAGTCATGGATGACAGAAAATTGGATACTCTTATGACGGCAGCTCCAGCTATGGAAGATCCTAACCAAGCACGAAGCATGGGTGAAAAAGACATGTACAATGCTTTAAGAAGAAGATTACCACCAGAAATTACAGATGATGTAGTAAAATTAATTGCATACAATCAAGAAGCATTTGCAGATTTTGCAAACATATCCGATCAATCAGACGTAGAGTCATTTAATCAAAAATATAACGTTGAATTAGTATTGCCGGTCGGAAACCAATAGGAGACCTATGGCAGAGTATCAATCAGCACCTTTCTTAAAACAGGCTAGAGGGAAAGATCCCGATGATAGAAACCTATTTGAAAAAATAGCGGTTGGTATCTATGGTAAAGAAGACCCGTCTTTACAACTTGGAAATGATTTAATATTAGATGAAGACCTTGAAAGCATTATTAAAGATCTTCCAGGAGAAGCACAAGACGATGTTGCAAGATATAAAAATATATTTAAAGAAACACCAATTGTATTAGAAAATTTTTTAAACGAATACAAAGATAAAGGTTTTTCAGATTACATAGAGAAAGGCACGTTTTATAAAGACGATATAAAATTAGCTGACAAAGATCAATTACGTTATCAAGACTATAGTTTTTTAGGTAAAGGTAGTTATGATGCTTTATATAGAAAAGATAAAGCTGGTGATGAGGCAAGACAAAAAATAGTAGAGTCTATACCAGGACAAATAGCTATTGGTCCAACCGTAGGTTTAGCTACAGCGATTAAAGGAACTGCAGAATTAATAGCATCCTTATCTGATTTATATCTTGATACAGAGATATTAGACAATGTTGAAAGAGCTTTAGCCGATGTAGATATAAATAAAATTTACGACGGTGATGCTGGCACACTAGCTAGATTTACATCTTTACTTACACAATACGGTACAGGTTTTGCTGTTGCACAAAAAATAGTTAAAAAGGTTGCAGGTAAAGCAATTAAAACTAAACTTGCACAAAAAAGTGCTGCTGCATTAGCACAAGCTCCAAAAGCTGAAGGTGTAGCTAAGTTTGCGGGCTACTGGATGTTGCCAGCAGCTATCGCTGATACAACTGTATCTACGTCAGATCAACAAAGTATTGGTGAGATATTTGGTAAAGAAGACGGTAATCCGTTTCAAAATTTTTTATACAACACATCTCTTGAAAATTTAGAAGGACTAACGGGTAAAGAAAGAGCAGCAGCTTTATTAAGAAACAAATTAAAGTTTGGTGCTGAAGGCACAGCTTTTATGGGTGCTTTAAAATTAGGTCCAATGATAATAAAGGGGGGCGCTAAAGTAACAGGTGTAGCATTAGAAAAAGTAGTTGGTCCTGCAATAACAGGAACGGCAAAAGTAATACAACCGGTAGTTACAGCTGCATCTAAAGGATTAGCAAAAGGCATAGACAAAACTACAAATAAAATAGGTATACCTAAATATGAATATTGGAAATTTAACGATTTTCAATCTGGTTTAAAATCAAGTGTGCTAAGAGGATTAGATGAGTTTACTTCAAGATTTAGATCGGGCGGTAAATTTGACGTACAGACAAGAAACGAATTAAAAAGAGTTGATGGTCTAACAAGAAGTGCAAAAAAAGATTTTGATATCTTTGCTAAAAAATTAGATCAAGAAATGTACAAACTCGTTGATGCGGGTCTGGGAGATATATTATTTAGTAAGGCTACGTCATTAAGAGCTATGTCTTATTGGGATGATGTTTTAAAATTTATGAGAGGCGAGTTACAGCTAAAACAATTACCAAAACCTTTAAGAGAATACTCTCAAGTAATTAAAAAATTAGTTGATAATCAACAAGAAAAATTAAAACCTATTCTAAAAGAAATGGACGTTAAAGATGTGACGATGAAAAGTATGAATAGATATTTTAAAACTTCATATGAAATATTTAAAAACGCTAAATTCAGAGCACCAAAAGAAGATTATCAAGCAGCTATAAATTATTTTGTAACGCTAATGAAAAGAGCAAACAAACCTATACCAGGAGTAACAAAAGGCACAAGCTTATATAACGAGACTGTAAAGAAAGATGCTATACAACTTGTAAATAAAGTTCTTGCTAAAGGCAGAGAGGAAGGATCCACACCTGCTGCAAGATTAAAAGCAATTGTAAATATGATGGAGGGTGAGAACATACCCAAAAATACTTTTGCTAAATTTTTTTCTAAAGAAGAATTATTACCAGATACTATTGCTAAATTACTAGGTAGAGTTGATGACCCTAAATCAATTATATTAAACACTATAGCTGAACAAGCACACATAGTAAGTAACTATAATGCATATAAAGAGATTGCAGATTTTGGTTTAGGTAAATTTTTATTTAGAAGTAATAATGAATACAAACAATTCTTAATTAAAAATGGAATACAAGCTGCTAGAACATTATCACCTGTAAAATTAAGTAAACCCTACAACATAGATTTTAATAAAATATTTAAAAATCCTGATGGATCTGACTTGTTAACTTTACCAGAAATGGCTAAATCTCTTAAAGACACAACAGTATTTATGGATCAAGTATTAAAACTACCTTTGATGAAATCATTGTTAGGTATTAAAGCAACCATTCAAATGAACAAAACTGTATTATCTTTAATGACACAGATGCGTAACATTACAACAGCTGCTATGTTTGCAACTGCTAACGGACATATAGGTGCTGGTGCTAGTGTGTCGGATAACTTTAAATATTTATTTGATGACTTAATTGGTAAAACTAAAAATCCAAAAGACCTACAAAAACTTTTAAAAGAAGCTGCAGACAACGGTGCAATAGATTCATCTACAATAGCTCAAGAACTAGAGCAAATGATTCCAGAGCTCATGGGGTCAGCAAAACTACCTACAGTCGGCAAGCAAGGTGCAAGATTTAGCACATTGTATGAAGGTAAGACATCAGATGAAATATTTAGTTACCTGTTTACAAACAAAGGAGCACTAGGAAAAGTTGTACAAAAAGCAATAGAGTCATATCAAATGGGAGATAACTTGTGGAAATTGTATGGTTATCAATTTACTAAATCTCAACTTAACGCAGCTTTAAAAAATATAAATGATGTTAAAAAATATTTTAGAGAAGTAGAAGGTTATGAGTTTAGACCAATAGCTGCTGATGGTTCAAGAAAAACATTACAAGATGCTATAAAAGAAATAGCCGGTATACAAGTGAGAGATGTATATCCAAACTATTCAATGATACCTACCTTTGTATTAAACACACGTAAGTTTCCTTTACTTGGTAACTTCGTAGCTTTTATATCTGAGATGTATCGTAATTCTTTTCAAATATTAAGAAGAGGATTAAGAGAAGCTAGATCTACAAATCCTTATTTACAACAAATAGGAACAAGAAGATTAATAGGTTACACAGGAACAGTGGGAGCCACACTTCCATTTGCTAAAAAGATGGGTCAATTATCAACAGAGATAAGTGATGAGATATTAGATGCATACGCAAATAGATTTGCTCCAGAGTTTGAAAAAGGACATACAATGGTTCCTGTTCAAGCACAACAAGATGATCACTCTTGGAAGTCAACAGACATGTCCACAATGGTTCCTTTTGCTGATGTGTTGACCCCTTTCAAAGCAGCAATGCAAGAGATAATTACAGGTAAAAACACAGATCAAAGTGCCATTAATTTATACACAAAAGGTATACAGGTGTATTTAAAGAAAACTTTAGAGCCGTTCTTGGCTCCTGCTATTTGGGCAGAAACAGCATTAGAGTTAGTGCCAAATGAGAATGGGCAGTTTAGAACTAAAGCAGGTGGTTTGATAGCTGATATTAAGAATGATCCTGATTGGATTAATAAAGTTATGTACCACTCTTATAAAAAATTAACACCAACAACAATAAGAAGTGGTGAAGAAGTTGCACAAGCTATTGGTGGTGACCTATCTAAGTCTGGTACGAAAAGAGATTTATATGACACCGTGTTAAAAATTGTATCTGGTTTTGGAATTAGAAAACAAGATCCATACCAGGCTATGAGATTTAAACTTGGTAAATATTCAAAAGAGTTGGGTAATGCTAAAGCAGCCTTTACTACAGACATAACTGATGCAAGGAACATACAAAAAGACGTAAGGTTAGTTGAGAGAAACTTACCGCCAGAATTTTTTGCAAAAGAATTTG